CAAGGAAAATATCCAATGACGTTGTATATTTATGACTCAGCTGAAAAAAAATGGAAAACAAAAAAAGTATGGTTCATATGGGATGCCATGTAAACGGAAATTGGTTATGCGAAAAAATCACTATCATAGCTCAGGAAATTCAAAAAGAGCGGCTGCTTTAAAATATGGTTATAAGTCAGGATTAGAACATGTAGTTGCCGAACAAATTAAAACTGCAGAATATCCTTTGAAATATGAAACAGAAACATTAAATTACATAGTACCGGAGCGACGAGCTAAATACACACCGGATTTTGTATTTCAGAAAAAAGATGGAAGTTACATGTTTGTAGAAACAAAAGGTCGTTGGACTAGTGCGGATCGATTAAAAATGAAACATGTATTAGCATCAAATCCTGGAATAGATATTCGCATGGTATTCCAATCTCCTAATCAAAAAATATCTAAAGGATCATCAACTACATATGAAAAGTATGCAAATAAATTGGGCATCATGCATGTAGCTAAAAAAGAAATACCGGCAGATTGGTTTGCAGAATGTTTACGTGACGGCGAAGAAATTGTTAATGTTAAAAAATTCTTTTCACTTTGATTTGAAATGTGAAAAATTTTTAATACATTCATATGGATTAATGTTAATTAATTAAATGATTGATTCAGAATTGAATCGATCGTTAGACCAGGAATGCAATGTATGTGTCTAACTAATATTAATATTATTATTAATTTAATTGGAGTATTACAGTTAATTTATTATATTAATATTAAATGAAAAATGTTAAGTTATTACAGTTACTGGAATCAGTATTAGGTAAAGGTAAACCTACATCCGGTGATAACATAGCATTCTTTTCTCCTTTCGTTTCACATTACAAGCCAAAATTAGAAATCAACATTGATACTAATTCAGCCGGAGAAAATCCATGGCATTGTTGGATATCTGACAAGAAAGGCCGTAGCATTGCTACATTGTTCAAACAATTAAATTTACCGAAAGAGCGTTTTGAACAACTAAATCGTATCATTGAAAGCAGTAAATATCGTGTTTCTGACAATGTTAAAATAAAAAATGAAACACTGCAACTCCCGGCAGATTATCGGCCATTATGGATACCAAAAAATACACCGGATTATCGCAATGCAATTCATTATCTAAAACAAAGAAAAATCACAATATTTGACATTCTTAAATACAGAATTGGATACTGTGAATCCGGTGAATATTCGGGTAAAATCATTATACCTAGTTATGACTGCACCGGTCAACTGAATTATTTTGTATCTCGAGCATATTACAAATCAGACACACAGAAACATAAGAATCCCAAAGTATCAAAAGACATTATCGGATTTGATTTGTTTGTTAATTGGTCACAGCCGATAATATTGTGTGAAGGCGCGTTTGATGCCATTGCAATTAAACGCAATGCAGTTCCGCTATTTGGTAAAATCATACAAAGCAATCTGCAGAAAAAAATCATACAAGAACGCGTTAAAGACATATACATATGCTTAGATGCCGATGCATTGAAAAATGCAATCACTATTGCCGAAAAATTTCTGTCAGAAGGATTAAATGTATATTTTGTTGAATTGCAGCATGAAGATGCTTCGGAACTAGGTTTTGAAAAAATCAATGAAATACTAGAAAATACTGATGTATTAACATTTGAACGGTTAATGCAACTTAAAATGGATATGTTATGGATATAAAACATATAGATACTGGTCAAGAAATCATCAACAAGATATTTCATATTTCCGATGTGCATATACGTACTTTGAAACGGCATCGAGAATATCGTGAAGTGTTTGAAAACATGTTTAATCACATTGCACAGCATTGTGATGGATACAGCATTGCAGTTGTTACTGGTGATATTGTGCATAGCAAATTGGACATGTCCCCAGAATTAATTGATATGCTTGTTGAATTTTTTGATGGATTCATGATACCAACCGTAGTGATACTAGGAAATCATGACATGAATCTAAACAACATGCATCGAACTGATGCAATTAGTCCAGTTATCAATGTGATTAAAAATCCTAACATTATTTTCATAAAAGAAAACGGATTGTTTGAAATTGGTGGCGTTGTGTTTAATCACATGGCAGTTGATGTTCCGCCAACCGAATACATACGAGCCAATCAGTTTGATGCTGCATACAAAGTAGCATTGCATCATGGCGCGGTTAATTCAGCAAAAACAGATATCGGCTATCAGATATCAAACGAACATGTAGGTGTAGATTTATTTGATGGTCATGACATTGTGTTGTTAGGAGATATACATAAACCTGCACAATTCTTAAATGAAGCCGGTACTATTGCATATCCAGGCAGTCTTATTCAACAAAATTACGGAGAAGCATTAGATCATGGAATATTGGTATGGGACTTACCAGACCGCACTGCGAAATTTGAAGTTATACACAATGATTATGGATATGTAACATTGGAAGTTGAAGGAACTAAAATAGTAAAAGCTCCGCACCGAATTCCAGAAAAGCCCAGGATCCGCATCAAGTTTACTGATACTGCTGCAGCAGACATGAAAAAACTTATTGCTACAATTCGCAAAAAGTATGATGTGCAAGACATTACCATTCAAAGAAACACTGCGGCTGTTAATATTGGCGCCGCGGCATCATTTACTATTGGTAATGTGCGAGATGTAGAATATCAAAACACACTGATAACTGATTTTATTTCAGTGAATTTTCCACAAGCAACGCCAGAAGAAACTGATGCAATTCGATACATTAATCGCACCATAAACACAAAACTACCGGCAATTGAATCCGTGCGACACGTAACATGGCATCCGGTTTCTTTTGAATTTGAAAACATGTTTTCTTATGGCGAAGGTAACAAAGTTATGTTTGAATCACTTCAAGATGTATGTGGGTTATTTGCAGCAAATACTTCAGGCAAATCTTCTTTGTTAGATGCAATAACATACACTATATTTGATAAGTGCAGCAAAACGGGTAAAGCATCTGAAGTATTAAACAACAAAAAAACTTCGTTCCGGGGAGTATTTAAATTTGAATTGAACGGTGTAACATACACCATTATACGAGAAGGCATCAAACAAAAAAACGGACATGTTAAAGTTAATGTAGAATTTTTCACAGATTCCGAAAATTTAAATGGTGAAGAACGTAGTGACACGAACAAAAATATTCGTCGTTATTTAGGCACATATGATGATTTTATTTTAACAGCATTTTCATTGCAGGCAGACAACAACAATTTTATTGAAAAGTCACAACGAGAACGCAAAGATCTTCTTTCACAGTTTTTAGACATCACCGTGTTTGAACAGTTGTATCAGTTAGCTGCAGATGAAATCAAAGAAACTGCTGGTAAATTAAAAACATACAAAAAAACAGATTTTGATATCATCATTACAGAGAGCGATGAAATCATTTCAACCAACCAACAAACCATAATTGATTTAGAACAACAAGAAGATGTTTTGCAGGAACGAAGAAATGAACTTCAAAACAAAATTTTGGCACTGATTGAAACTAAACTTCCTACAACTTATACCGGGCCTGGCATTAGCAAACTTCGTGAAGATGAAACGGCATTAACAAAAACCATTGAGCAACTACAACAAGATATTGATGCTACCGAATCTGAAATAACCGGATATGCAGATGACATTGCAGATTATAAATTTCAAGTAAAAAACAATTACAATTTAACAGAGTTACAAACTAAAATTTCAGAGTTACAAGATCTTCGAACACAGTTTGATGATATTCGAGATCGAATGAAAGACCAACGAGGAGTAATCGATGCCAAAGAAACAAAAATTCAACATCTTGAATCTCATGAATATGATCCAAACTGCAAATACTGTACATCTAACATATTCGTACAAGATGCACTTGAAGCCCAGGATACGATTGATACAGATCGATCAATACTAAATGAAATGATGATTCGATATGATCAAATTCAAACGGATATTGAAAATTTAAAAACATATGAAACCCAGTTTTCAGAACTAAACACTCTGAAACAAAACATCAGCAATGTTAAAAATTTAATTGATCGCAAAGAATTGATACTGCAGATTCTGGAAAATGATTTACAAACTCGTGAATCGGAACTAGAAACATGTTTGGAACGACAAGAATCATTCCGAGCAAATGAATCTGCAATAGTGCATAATCATGAAATTGATTCAAGCATTTCAGAGTGTAAAACTGAAATTGAAACTATTAACGATCAGATAAAAACTATCACAGAAACTATACGGTCACTGCATGGTAAAATTGAAGTAGCAAAAACTAACAAATCTGTTGCTATTGATCAATTAGATAAATACAAGCAGTTAGAAACTGAATACAAAGCATATGAATACTATTTAGAATCAGTTAAACGTGATGGCGTTCCGTATGAATTGATTTCAAAAGCAATTCCTAAAATAGAAACAGAAATCAACAATGTGCTTAATCAGGTTGTGGATTTTAACATGGTGTTGCAAACTGATGGAAAAAACATCAACGGATACATTATTTATGATGAAGATAATTTCTGGCCATTAGAATTAACTTCTGGAATGGAGCGATTCATTTCATCATTAGCTATACGTATAGCACTTATCAATGTATCAGCATTACCACGTCCTAATTTTATTGCGATCGATGAAGGTTGGGGATCATTAGACTCTGAACATATTTCTGCAGTAGTTAATTTGTTTGAATATTTCCGAACTAAATTTGATTTTTCAATTATCATTAGTCATGTTGATAGTATGCGAGATATGGTGAACAATTTAATTGAAGTTAACAAGATAAACGGATACAGCCAGATTTGCCATACCTGATATTTATATTTAAAAGAATATCAGTGAATGAAACGCAAAGAGGCAGTTTATAAAGGTTTACAGTTTACGCCGGTTTGGTTTGAGGATACTTCATTAACATCTCCTGATTATTTTCAAATTACTGAATTTCCTACACGGCTCACTGCCGGTAAAAATTTATTCAAATTACGAGGAAATCCTAATAATTTACGTCCTGGTGGGTATTTTGATATAGAAGTTTTAGATTACAATGGTAATCCTATATACAATGAAATTGTAGATTATATTGATGATGACAAATCTCGTGTTGTTGCAATATACATTTATGAAGAAACATCACCAGGTGATTGTACGGTAACTTTAACGGCAGAGGCTGCTAATGTACCGGCACAATGGCAAAATCGCACCAATATAAAATGGTCTCGCACAGTACCAGTTAATCCTAATGTATCTAACATATCGGAAATTATTTTCGAAACAGTACCCGAACTCGTTGTTACTGAGCAAGTAGGAGTTCAACTCAAT